TGTCTCAGCGGCCTTCTCAGTTGTGGCCGCCACTTCCTTGGTGGCCGCTTCCGTTTCCCCCATCGCAGATGCCACCGAGCGCAGCACCAGTCCAGTGTCGGAAAAACCGCGCTGCATGGTGGCGTTTGCTTGCTGTGACGTTCCTTGGAGAGCTCCGAATCCCTGCTGCATGCTATCGACGAGCTGCTTGGTAGATGCCTGGATCGCCGCAGAGACTTGCTGCGCAACCGATTGGAGGCCCTTCAGGAGGTCAGCGCTCTGCCCTGTTGCAGATCCTAGAGAACTGACTTCTCCGGTGATCTTGACCGAGATATCGTGTTCATTTGCCACAGTTCGCCTCCCTCTCCATCTCCTGCAGGGCCTGGAATACCTCCTGGGACGTTCCGCCGCTCATGCTTTCGAGCTGCTTTTGCATCCACTCCACAGCCGCAGGGGTCACTGGAAGAGGTTCAGGTTTCTGCCCATAACCGGTGTCGATCCCAAAGAATCCGCCCATCATGAGGCGTACCCACAACAACGAAACCGCCTGGGGCGGTGTCGATTCCCAGGCGGTTTCGAGATCATCGATCTCCGCGATCGTGAGACGTTCCACCTCCGACGGAGGCCATCCCGATCGAGCGCAGACGCTCGCGATCAGTTTTCCGAAGATCCCGCCTGAGATGGGGTCTCCGGAATCACTCCCCCCTTGGCGTTAAGTCCCGACATTTCGAGAATTGTGTCCATCAGTTCTTGCGCCTCAGTCATCGTGAGCGCGTCAAGAAGCTGCTCTGCCGAAACGTCGGGATGCTTGCGCTTCAGCGATGCCTCGATCACGCCCACCATCCCATCCACGGAGTCGGTGACGTTAGGGCCGATCTTCGCGAGAGAGTCAGCGTTGTCGCGCAACCACCCCACCGGAAGGGCGGAAAGCGTGAACTTTTTCGAGACTCCATCGAAGTCTTCGATTTCGACAATTTTCGTCTTGCTCATGTCAAGCTCTCCGCCAGGGTCAGGGTGCCAAAGGTGTGCAAGTTGGGATCAGCAAGGACATGGATGTCAAATTCCCGGCTTGCGATGTCTGCCTTGCCGTCGAAAAGCGGCAGCGACTTGGAGACGCAGCGGATGAAGTTTCCCACCACGGCCTTGCCCGAGAAGACGCCCTGGAACATCAGGCCGAAATAGACCGCCTCCTGCTGCACAGTGTTGAGGAGGTTGACCTTCCCGGTATCGCTGGCCGCCGCCTTGATGTAGGAGACGAGCGGCTTCGAGGTTCCCCACGCCGTAGCGTCGGCGGTAGCCACCGTAACGGCGACTCCCGAAACCGAGAACTGACCCGCAGTCGGCGCGCTGGCAACCTGCTTCAGAGGCTTGCCCGTGAGTGGATCGCGGACGCCAAGCACCTGCGTCGCGCCCGTGACCGTGATGGTCTGCGTCGTGACGGTCATGGGCGAGTCGCAGACGGGGATGTCCGAAGCGTTCAGCGTACCGTCGGTGTACTGCGAAAGGCCGAGCGTCAGCAGGAGCGAGAGATCAAGAGCGCGGAACGTTGCCTTACCCTCGATCTTGAGCCCAGTATTTGCGGCGTATTCGTCCATCTGGTACGGGCCGCCAGCGAACTTTTGTTCGATGCTGAACGGGCCGAACGTTGCCGATTCAAGCATTCCCACGGCGGTCGCAAGACCGGCGGGATTTTTGACCCAGACGTAGCCCGGGCCGGCTTGCAGAACTCCCATGACTTAGTTCTCCTTCAGGATGTAGTGAATGGATTCCTTGAGCACTTCGGCGCGCCCCGATGCGATGCGCATGGCCACGTCGGTGCCGGTGTTGGCCGTCTCGACAATCCAAGCGTCGATCGCGGCATCGATCTTCTGTTCGACAGTTTCTTCTTCGGGCATTATTTCCCCTTGTTTAGGACGATGGTATGGACGGATGCGACGACAGGCCACCAGCTCGCGTCGGACGCTGCGGACGTTGTGATTTCGGCGCAGTAGGGAGCCCCAAAGAGCGCTTCCGTATCGATCTCCGGAGCGAACAGCCGGCGCAGAGCAGCGAGCGTCAGGCCTTCCAGATCCCGCAGCGCCGCATAAGCAGGGCGGGCCGTCAGCCCCTTGTCGCGCTCCACGGTCGTTCCCTGGGCGTAGATCTCCACGTCGATGATGATTTTTGGCGGTAGCTCATCGCCCCAGCCGCGAAACGTGGTAAGCGGCTGGCCTCCTTCTGTTGCCCGCTTGAGGCGGATGCACAGAGGCGGGATCTGCGGCGTTTCCCCCTGGGCGACATCCACATAGGTTGTCGCGTCAGGTCGCGTCTTGGTGAGCATTGCGGCGAGGTCCGCGTCGGCCTTGAGGCCATCCTCTAGGTAGTCGAGCACAAGGCTCCAGGCCACAGGCCGGTTGTGCTTGTCAGGCACGGTAGAGCCTCGGACAGAGATTCACGGCCCGATCAGCCTCGGGCAGCAAGTCATCGGCCCAATCGGATGCCGACAAGCGCTTAAGCAGGTCGCCAAGCTGCGTCTTGTATTGCGAAAGCTTCACCGCGAATACATCGCGCCCATCGCCGCCCATGACATGCTGGTTCTGGCCGCCCTCGCCAAGGCAAGTGGCAATAGCCAGGCGGTAGATCGCCGCTCGCTTTGCTCGTGGCTTCAGCGTCGCAGAGATCTGCGCCTCGGAAACGCCTGCCATGTCTGCCTGTTCGACGATCCATGCCTCGACATCATCGAGGTAATTCCCCGCCAGCGGCGCCAGAAGAGCGTCATTCAGATCATCTGCGGTGACGTGGCTCATAGACCGACCCTCTGCTTTGCAGCCTGCACAGCACGCCCGAAACGCTCAACGACCGCACTTTGCTCAGTGGCCGCGGCCTCGTAGAGGAACTGGTCTGGCTTGGTGCCGGGGTGATTGACGCGACCAGCGAATGCCCATCCTCCGCCAGGCGTCGCCCACCGGATCAGATGCGGCTTGGTTCCTTCGTGGATGAACCTCAGTTCCGGGGCATTCCTGGTATCGAGATACACCTCGCCAGTCATGCGGTCAGGGAATCGCGCCAGCGTGTTGCGTTCTGCGTTTCCCGTCCTCGAAATGAACCGATGCACGGCGCGAGCCCGCACCTGGATCATGCCAGCGCTATCAACCACGGCACCATGCACATCCGCCTCAGTCTCCTGAGGGAAACGCTGCAAGGCACTCAATAGGCCGGTAGCTCCCGATATGTCCAGGCGCAGGTTCATCAGGCCGCAGGCTCCTGCTTAGAAGCGTCGGAAACGCCGCTTTCCAGCTTGGAGATCTTGTCTTTGGAGACCTTCGTGTCAGGATCATCCCCCCAACCCAGGGCGCGCCAGGAGTCGGCGTCGATCGGATAAACCGAACGACTTTCCCCGTTGCGGAACAGCGTGACAGGATCTCCAGGGAAGTTTTTGCTTTCGGCCATGATCAACCCTCGAAGGCGAGGTAAGCCTCGCAGGTGAAAGAAGGAGTGGTACCGCCGACAGTCCAACCGACGCCAATCGCCGCAGCGCCTGCCACGAACTGCTTGGCCAGAGTTCCCTAAAGAGGGATCTCATAGCGGCCAATCGCAGAGATGGCGGGAAGCTGAGCGATCTTGGTCTTGGTTCCGCCCACGGTTGGGCTCACATTGATGTAGGTAGCCAGCGTCGGGGTTGTGCCGGAAACAGCCGTCACATTGATGATCGCAGAGACGCGATCGCCCATGCGAACAGCGTCAAACGCGATCAGAGTCTCATCCTGCGAAGCCGTGACCGCAGCGGCGGACTTCAGTTCCAAGAGCTTGTCAAACATGGTGCTCATGTTGTTTTTCTCCGTTGATTTTGGTTAAGCGACGAGCGCCGCGTCCTTGATGCCCCACACGCGCGTTGCGCAGCGGGGATGCCAGAGAGAGATGCCACTTAGCCACTCGACGCGAGTCCGGTAGCAAGGCTTTTCCTGGATCTCGCCAAGATCACGCGTTTCAGGGAAATCGTTCTGAATGCCGCTGAGGGTATCGAGGCCGAGAGACAGCACGTAGATCGAGGTTCCAACCGCAGAGCCACCGCCTGGGCAACCCTCAGTGAACCCGAGAACCTGCGTCCCGGTATTGTCCGTGTTGATCGTCAAAATCGGCAGACCGTTGTAGAGAGTGATCTGCCTCCCGAACTCATCGGCGCCGTTCGAGATGATCCCCCCCACGCTCTGATTGCGTACCGCTTGGGTGAAGCGGCGGCGCATGGCCTTGCTCATAGCGATGTGGGTCGGCTGGTAGGTCTGGTCGATCGCGGCATCCAGGATCATCAGCGACAGCGCGTCGCCTCCCGCGGTCGATCCGGCAGCGATCACCTGGCTGTTGATGAGGCGCTTCTGGAGGCCGTCGAATTCCGCCTGATTGGCAGTCGAATCGCCCTTGAAAAACTTGGCTCCCCAAGAAAGGGACAAGGCCTTCACCTTCATGGATACTTCGGTTGCGCGTCGAGACGGGCCCTGCGTCTTAACGATCGCGACGTCGCAGTCGCAGTCGCCACCAGCGATCACGAGCGACTCCGTGACGGGATTCAGCACGCCGGTCGATTCGCTGTACGAGTCGTTGATTCCGCGGAACCCGATGCCAGGAAGCGTTCCCTCCTGGTTGTACTTGATCGCGTTTCCGGTGATCGCCTGGAACGGGAGAACGCGCAGGATATTGGATTCCTTGGCGTAGATCTCGATGATTCCGCTTTGGAGCGGGTTCTGCATGGTCTTGGATGCTTCGAGCAGAGTAAGAGGCATTGCGGCTTCCTTTCAGATCAGGGTTAAGAGATTCCGAGGCCGAGCGCGATTCGCTCGGTCGGAGCCAGCTTAGACAGATCCTGTCCGCCTGCGCTGGGGATGCGCGGGCCGCCCGGACCCTGCTGCTGATTGGATTTGATGAAATGCGGCTTGCCGGTGAGCCACGCCTTGACGCCAGCAGACACATCCGAGATAGTGCCGTCAGCGTTCTTCCACTGGGGCTTGTCGTCTTCTCCCACCACCACGTTGGGGGTGAGAATGACAGCAAGATCCTCGGGAGAAAGAGCGTTCTCCTTGCTGAGCGCCTCCAGGACGCTCTGGCGGCCCAACAGGCTGCGCCGCTTGCCGACTTCTTCAGCCTTCGTCTTGCGCTCCGCCTCCACTGTATTGGTCAGCGCGGCGATCTGGGCCTCCAGGGCCTTCAGCGTGCCAGGCTGGGGACGCTCCTTCGAGACCTCCGCCAGGGCGGTCTCAAGATCGGTCGTGGACGGATCGATCCCAAGGTGCTTGGCTAGAGCGGCGAACTTGTCGCTTGCCTCCTTAGCCTTCACGCGGTGGGATCCCGCTTCGGCGCGGACGGTGGACAACTCTCCATCAAAGGCGGCAAGAAGTTCCTGGCCGCCTTCCATGGTACTCAGTTTGGCTTTAGCTTCGGCAAGGGTCATATCCCTAATATGGGGATCTTTGATGCCAGAATCTGTCCATAATTAGGTCGGAGTTTTTGCGGCTTGATCCAGAACAGCTTTGGCTCCTGAGGAGATCTCTTCCATGCCATTTCCCCAGTTTCGGAGCTGACTTTGCCAATCCCCCGCGCCCTGGAAGCCCTTAGCGCCATTGATCGTCAAGATGCGCTTCCGCTGCGAATCGGTCATCTTGGCTAGCGCCACAGCGCCGCCCTGCTGCACCTGGTCCTTCGCGGCCGGCACCTGCCACTTGTAGACCTTTGCGAGCGGGCACATGCAATGCGGATGTGCTGGATACCAAGGCATCTTCCCGAGCGGATAGACGCCCGGGCCCATCCCGTAGAGATCGGCCGAGGCGTAAAAGTCGCAGATGTCGAAGATCTTGTGGCTGGATGAAAGCGTCCACCGGATGCCGACCACATCGGGATCCTTGCGGCAGTCCTCGAGAAACCCTTGTCCCCACGCACGCGCAGCCTCAGTTCGCAGGATGCGACTGGCGTTGTAGCGCGCCTTTTCGTAGGTCACAGTCTCCACCAGATTGTCGAGGCCGGTGGTGAGCCCCTTCTCCAGGCGCCTGACGAACTGCGTGTAGGCGGACTTGAGCGGGCCCGTAGCCAAGCGGCTGGCGTAGGCCTCAAGCCGTTTGGCATCCTGCTTGAGCTGCGCGAGGTCTTCCGGTCCGACCACCTTCCCGGCCTTCCCCATGAGTCCCTGGATCGATTTGGGAAGCTCTGGGAGCTGGTCCTTGTGGATTGTGCCGCCGAAGCCGTAGCCGTCGAAGATTTGACGGGACGCATCCCAAGCGCTGGTCTTGGCTTGGACATGCTCCTTGATCACATCCACCAGCTCGGCACGCATGGCTTGATCGGATCCGTAGAGGCGCTGCGAAAGCGTCATGCTGGAGCCGTCCCAGATGCTGCCAAGCGCCGTCTTTCCGAGCGCATCAACATCCACCGTTGCCGACACGGACGGCCACACGCCGGCGCCCGCTAGCAGGGACTGGACGACAACCGCGCCCACCTCATCACGTACCGCCTCAGCCATACCCACGGAGGCCATAGCAGCATTGAGGGCGACGGCTGGATCATCGCCCTGCGAGACGGCTGCGGCAACCAATTGCGCGACACGCCAAGCTAGGCGCTGGGTGCGCTTGGTCTTCCCGGCGACGAGCTTCTCAAGCTCGCTCCGGCCGGCAGATGGATCAAGAGCGGTCACAGCGCTCCGGAAGGCGTTTCCAGATTTTCGTCCGGTGGAGGATCGCCGCCATCGTCATGCGCGCCGTCCTGCAACATCTGCTCAAGCGCTTCCTTGATTTCCTCCAAGCGCACTTCATCGTTTTCCAGGAGGAGCGAAGCGATGTGGTCGAGAATTCCGACCTTCAGCGGGACCGGAGCGGAGGCCGCCAGAGCGGTCCAGGCATCCAAGAGCGGTTGCAATTCGGTGGCCAGATCCTGCAGCGTGAACTCGCACGGGTAGACGATCGTGGCATCAGCATTGATTCCGGTTGCCCAGCTCCAGAGTTTGACGAGCTGCTCTTCTGCCGTCTGGAGAGTCTTCGAGAAGTCGCAAAGGGCCGAGTCCAGAGCTTCTCGATCGATGCGCAGAGCGATCCCGGACGCCAGATTCTGGGTCTGCATCTTGTTGGTGCTGCCCGTCTGGTGGGTGAGTAGCGACATGCGGTAGATCTCGCGCACGATTCTGTCAAATTGCTCCATGAGCATCTTCGAGGGGTCGGCCCCCGGAGATATGTACTCAGGCTTCATGCGGGATTCGGGGTTGTAGCCGAGCGCGTTATTGGCTCCCACTGTCAAATCTTTGAGGTCAGTGGACGGATAGGTCAGGATGGAAAACGCCTGCGAGCGGAACACCTCGTCGAGTTCTGACTGCAGATTGAAAAGCCGGTGGTTCGCGCGCGCCACAGCGACGAACTCGGAGCGTGGAAAGGCTTTTCCGCGCACTCGCATCCCTGGAGAGATTTCGACGCAGGGGGCAAACGTGTACGGTTTCGTCCAGTCTCCCGATTCGATCACCGCCTCTCCATCAAGGATGCGCCAGCCGGTGGCGGTCAGCTCACGCACGACAGGCTTTTCTTCCCCATCCACAATGATCGTGTCACTATGCTGCAGCTTGGAGATGTTGCCGAACCGATCCCGCATCAGGTCCACGATGTCGAGCGCGAACACCTGGTAGATATACGGGCGCACCTGGATCTGGTCCGCGACGGTTTCTGTCTTTTCTTTTG